TGCGGGGTCGCAGATGACGCATGAAAGACTTGTTGCAAACTCAATCCTTAGCCGACTTAAAGACGGCGAAGAATTTAGCCAATCTGTCATCCGATCAGCGCTTAGAGATGCTGGAGACCTTGCGCCAGACCGAGGCGAAAGATTGGATCAGGCGCTACAAGAAGAAGATTCGGGAAGCGGGCAAAGCCGCAGCATCAGCTTGGTGGTTGCAAACCTTGTCAGACGTAGTGAAGCGGCGTGGGCAAAAAGCTGCTGATGACTTACGGAGACGCATGAATGAGATACGCAGCTAAGGTGGACAGTAACCAAGATGCCATTGTGAGCACGTTAAGGGCGGCTGGCGCTTATGTTTGGATCATTGGTTTGCCGGTTGATCTTCTAGTGGGGTACAAATCGCACACGTTTCTAGTTGAGATCAAACGTAACGCCAAAAGCCGTTTTACACCGTTACAGCGCGACTTTTTTGAAAATTGGTGTGGAGGTACGCTAGCAAGGATTGATAGCCCTGACGGGGCTTTAAAAATGATCGGAGTGATTAAGTGAGAAGCCTTGAGCAAAACCGCTTAATGTGGGCTAACCTTGAGGACATTGCCCAGCAAGTAATCTGGCATGGTTTAAAGCTGGACAAGTATGAGTGGAAAGACGTATTGACGGCGGGGCTAAAAAAACAAAAGATCGTGCCAGGCATTGAGGGCGGTTTTGTAGTCATTGGAGCAAGGACAAGCAAAATGAGCATTGCAGAAATGAACGAGCTGATTGAGTTATCCACCATGTTTGGCGCACAGCAAGGCGTGAAGTTTCGAGCAATTGAGGAATGAAATGCCCAGTGTGCGGCACATGGACAATAGTTAAAGAAACCCGAACAAGCACCGGCAACACGCGCAGGCGGCGGCTGGAATGTGCTAACGAGCACCGATTCACCACATTGGAGACAATAATTGTTTCAAAAACACGAGTACGTCAGATCAAAAAAACTGCTGAAACTGGTGGCGGGGCTTGACTGCCAAGCCTGCGGGTCGGGCAACATGGTGCAAGCGGCGCACACAAACTGGGGCGGCGGTAAGGGTCGGGGCGTTAAGGCTGACGATAATCTAGTGGCTGCCTTGTGCCTTAAATGCCATTACGAAATTGACCAAGGCAAAGACATGAGCAAAGAGGAGCGCCAAGAAATGTGGGAACAAGCACACATTGCCACCGTAAAAAAACTGTACATTCAAGGACTTTGGCCTGTTGACGTACCAATTCCAGCGTTTACAATTGATGTGCAGTTGTCTCCTTAGCAGGGGCATTGACCCCTGCCTTTTTTAGGATAACCATGAAAAAAGACGTTGCCGACTTTATTTCCACGTTGTTTCACAGCTCCACGGTGACGCATTTCATGCACCTGAGCACCGATTCATACGCCACGCATAAGGCTTTGGGCAAATATTACCCAGCCATTGTCGATTTGGCTGATAGCTACGCTGAGGCATACTCAGGCTGTTACGAAAAGATCAAGGATTTCCCTGAGAACTTTCACAACGCCAAAGACCCGCAAAAGTACCTTGCCAGCATTAAAACCTACATAGAAAAAAACCGTGATGCTTTGCCAGACGACAGCCATTTGCAAAACATTGTGGATGAAATCGCCGCACTGGTTGACAGCACAATCTATCTATTGTCATTAAAATGATCAGGATATTTGCTGGCTATGACCCAAGGGAAGCTGTTGGCTACCATGTGTTTTGCCAAAGCCTGATTGAGCGCACCAGCGAGCCGGTCGCCATAACACCTCTGTACGGTACACAACGAGACGGCACAAACGCATTTACCTACCAGCGGTTTCTTGTACCCTACTTCACCAAGTTCAGCGGCAGGGCAATATTCTTAGACGCAAGCGATATGCTGATGCTGGCAAACATTGACGACCTGAGCAAACTGTTTGACCCGACCAAGGCGGTGCAGGTGGTCAAGCATGAGTACCAGACCAAGCACCCAAAGAAATATATCGGCACACCGATGGAAGCGGCGAATCGGGACTATCCCCGAAAGAACTGGTCAAGTTTAATACTTTGGAATTGCGAACACTTAAGAAACAAGGTGCTGACACCGGAATTTGTGGACGACCAGACCGGCGCAGACTTACACCGATTCGGTTGGTTACCCGAAACACTAATCGGTGAGTTACCGAAAGAATGGAACGTACTGATTGGCGAACAAACAAACAAAAACGCCAAGATTGCCCACTACACGCTGGGCATACCTGAGTTTGATTACTACCAAGACTGTGATTTCAGCAAGCAGTGGCACAATACTAAGAGCAGAATGCTTAACGGCTTGATAAAAATGAGGGAGCTAGTCGATGGCTGATTATCGTGACATGGCTGCGGCGCTAAGTGCTGGGTATGGACAAGATACCGGCCCGATTACGGCTGACACGCTGATCACGCTAAAGAACGGCAAGAAAACAACGGCAAGCGACCTGTTGGGAATGCTTAAGGGCTTTGGGCAGTCGGTCGGCAGCAATCTGGAATCATTGGGTCGCGGCGGTGTGGCATCAGTAATTGGTGCAGGAGGCGACCTTGAAACCTTTGGTCGGATGGGCTTGAACAAGTTATATGGCGCAGGCGGTGTTAACGTAAGTGAAACCCCTGTACTGCCGACTAGCACAGACATTTTGGGCATGATGCCAAGGGCGACCGCGGCAAGGCCAGAGACCGCGGGAATGGAGGAGCTGGGTGGGTACATGACACCAGCAACCGCTAAGGTACTAAAGCCATTGGCGACAGGATATTTAAATTTGGCAAGGCAGGAAATTGCCAATGTGTCATCTGGTATGCCATCCAGATCGCTATTGGGTGACATTACGCCAAAGCCTAAGTTACTTGATGTTTACCACGGTACACCGCACACACTACCACCGACTGAGCGCAACCCATTAGGTGAGTTTGATGCGTCAAAGATTGGAACTGGTGAGGGAGCGCAAGCGTATGGGTATGGCATATATACGGCTGAAGCAAGACCAACTGGCGAAAGATATAGAAGCCAACTAGCACCAGAAAAAAATGTAACAGACTTGAATCAAAAAATGCGGTTTGTAAAAATTGGAGACAAACCAATAAGTCCAGATACTTTTGATATTGACATGAGTCAAGAATTAATTGATGCCGCCAAATCTGGAAAAAAAGAATTCTTAGACTTTGCTAATCAAAAAAAATCAAGATGGGAACAACTAGCAAAAGATGAGTCTTATAAGTTCCAACCTTATGCAGAAGAAAAAATAAAAGCATATGACGACTTGATTAAGGAAGCTGAAAAGTCGGGTGTTAAATACACTGGTGCTGGAAATCTTTACAAGATTGATTTACCTGATGAAATGATTCCCAAGATGCTTGATTACGACAAGCCAATGAGCGAACAATCTTCTGAAGTGCAAAAAATACTTTTGCCATATCAAAAAGAAATTGGCGGTAGTTTTGGCACTGGTGAGCAGACATTGAAAGCCATTGCTTTTGAAAGACGCATGAAAGGTCTTGATGACTCTCCTCAAGCAGTTGCTAATCAACTTCAAGAAATGGGTATTGTTGGAGTTAAGTATCTTGATGAACTAAGCAGAAGCACAAAATACAAAGGCGACTCAGCATATTTTTACGCTGGTCAGGACTTTAAGGAAAATGGCTATACGCTTGAAAGCGCACTTGAAGGCATGAAGCAAGCGTATAAAGATGCAAATCCACAAGAATTAAAAGATGCTTTAGATGCTGTTTATACGCCTCAAACTCGCAATTTTGTTGTTTTCCCTAATGAAGAAAAGAACATGACCATTCTTGAACGCAATGCAGAAAAGATTACCAAATGACTACACAAGTAACTAAAGTAGTTAAAACTAGAAAGAAAGCCGGTGGTCGAGCTGCGGGTGTGCCTAATAAGGTCACAGCACAGGCTAGAGAGGCCATAGCAATGTTTGTGGATGGTAATGCCCACCGACTCACGCAATGGCTTGATGACGTTGCTAATGGCATTCCCGAGGCTGACATAAAACCCAATCCTGCCAAAGCCTTTGAGCTATTCCAATCAGTGGTTGAATACCATGTACCCAAGTTGGCAAGGACTGAGATCACTGGCAAGGATGATGGGCCGGTAGAAATGGTGGTGACATGGGGCGGCGTGAAGTAATTCTGCCCTACAGCCCACGGAAGGCATTTATGCCATTCCACAACAGGACTGAGCGCTGGTCTTGCTTGGTTGCCCACCGCAGGGCTGGAAAGACCGTAGCGGCTATCAACGACCTGATCAAACGAGCCATTACCGAAAGCGGTAGGGGCGCACAGTACGCTTACATAGCCCCATTCAGAAGCCAAGCCAAGCGGGTGGCATGGGATTACCTTAAGTTCTACGCCGCACCGGTGACCAAAGCCACCAATGAATCCGACCTATCGGTGGAGCTGGTGAACGGCGCAAAGATCATGCTGTTTGGCTCAGACAATGCAGACGCAATGCGGGGCATGGGATTTGCCGGTGTTTACCTTGACGAATATGGTGACTTCAAGCCCAGTGTGTGGGGAAATGTGGTGAGACCAACTTTGTCTAGCACTATGGGCTGGGCTGTGTTTGGGGGTACGCCCAAAGGCAAGAATCAGTTTCACGACATTTACAAGGTCAGTCAAGTTGTGCCTGATTGGTTTCTTCTACGCCTACCGGCATCAATGTCCAAGCTATTGCCTGACTCAGAATTAGAGGCGGCTCGGTCTCAATTAAGCATTGATCAATACGATCAGGAATACGAGTGCAGCTTTGATGCAAGTATCTTAGGAGCCTACTATGGACAGGAGATGCGCCAGGCGCAAGATGAGGGCAGGATTTGTGAGCTACCGTTTGAGCCAGAATCTCTTGTTTTCAGTGCATGGGACTTAGGTTATCGAGACGACACGGCGATCTGGTTCTATCAGGTGGTCAGGGGCGAGATCAGGGTGATGGACTATTACGCCGTATCAGGCGCAAGCATTGAGGAAATAGCCAATGTGGTTAATGCCAAGGGCTACCGATACACCCGCCATTTCCTGCCGCATGATGCTCGAGCCAAGACCTTAGCAAGCGGTGGTAAGTCCATTGTTGAGCAGTTGGCTGCACATTTGGGCGGCATGAGCAAGCTGGCAATTGTTCCCGAAATCGGTGTGCAAGATGGCATTCAAGCGGTTAGAATGGTTTTACCGCTGTGCTACTTTGATCCACGCTGTGAGGAGGGATTAGAGGCACTCAGACAGTATCAACGTGAATATGATGAAGACAAAAAAGCATTTCGTCAGACTCCGAGGCACGATTGGACAAGTCACCCGAGCGATGCTTTTCGGATGATGGCAGTAGCTTATCGACAAGAAGCAAAAGATCAGACACCGCCCAAGGGCAAGACCCTGCAAACCATCACACTCGATGAGCTGTGGGATTATGAGATGCAACATAAAGAGGAGCGAATATGAGCCAGCCAGTAGCAGAAGTAGGTGCATATAAAAACATGACGGCAACAGGGGCGGTTTCTACTGGCCCTTGCCAATTGCTTGGGTTTTACGTCAATAACACCAGCGCAGGCACAATGGTGTTAACCGATGGCGGCTCAGGTGGCACGGTTGTCTCAGGGACAATTACGCCTGCCATTGGGTTTCACCGATTTCCCGCCAATATTGGAACAAGCCTTTACTTTACAGAGGGCGGCGCAATGGATGTGACATTCTTCTTTGCCAGCGGTAATTGATCATGTACGATGAAACAGGGGCTTATGAGGGCGAAGACCCAGGCCCGTACTGGCACGATCAGATCGAGACCGCCATCAAGATATTTGATAAGTGGGAGAAGCGCGGCTTAAAGGTTGTTAAGCGGTATCGGGATGAGCGTGATGCCATTGAGATGCCACGCATGAAGTTCAACATCCTGTGGTCAAACATCCAAGTCCTGTTTCCAGCCCTTTACGGCAGACAAGCCAAACCCGAGGTTTCTCGCCGCTACATGGATCAAGATCCTGTTGGTCGGTTGGCATCCACGATGCTCGAGCGCGTGATGGAGTACGAGACCACCCAATTCGGTGACTTTGACTCAGCAATGAGTGGCGCGGTGCAGGACAGACTTCTGCCTGGTCGCGGTACGGCATGGATTCGCTACGAGCCTGTGATCGTCAATGACCGACCTGACGACGACGGCGTATTAGATGAGACCGAAGAATCTCAGGTTTACAACACGGTAGAAGACCCAACCGAGCGCATTGATGCAGCTCACAGCCCGATTGATTACGTCTACTGGTCAGACTTCTTGCATTCACCAGCTCGGACATGGGATGAAGTGTGGTGGGTTGCCCGCGCCGTCTACATGACCAAAGAAGAGGGCGTAGAGCGCTTTGGGGACGTATTTAAGAACGTCAGCCTGACTAGCTCAAATACCGACATGGACGGCAAGAATCCATTGACCGCCAAGATGACCTACGACAAAAAGGCGATGGTCTATGAGATTTGGAACAAGCGCACGGCAAAGGTTTGCTGGATTGCCAAAGGTTATCCACAGGCGCTAGATGAGAGAGATGACCCGCTAGAGCTTGATGAGTTCTTCCCATGCCCCAAACCGTTGATGGCAACCACCACCACCGGCACGATGATCCCTGTACCTGATTACTGCGAGTATGAGGATCAAGCGCAAGAGCTGGACAACTTAACGCAACGTATCTACCTGCTGACCAAAGCTTGTAAAGCGGTCGGCGTGTTTAATGCCGAGTTCAAAGAGTTGGCGCGGATGTTCAGCGAGGGCGTGGACAACAAGCTATTCCCAGTGACCGGCTGGGCGGCAATGTCGGAAAAGGGCGGCTTAAAGGGCGCTATCGACATGATGGACACCTCGCAGATTATTGTGACCTTGCGTGAGCTGTATGCGGCTAGGGAGCAGGTTAAGCAGTCAATCTACGAGATCATGGGCATATCGGACATTCTGCGCGGATCGTCTAAAGCTCAGGAAACCCTCGGCGCTCAACAGCTCAAGGCCAACTTTGGTAGCTTGCGGTTAAAGAGCAGTCAGGGCGAAGTGGCGCGGTTTGCAACCGACATTTTTAAGCTCAAGGCGCAGGTCATTTGCAAGTTTTACCCGCCTGAGCTGATTGTGGAAATGTCTGGGGTGATGAACACACCGGACGGTCAAGACCCGCAAAGACTGCAGGCAGCGTTGCAAATGTTGTCAGACAGCACCATCCGCGACTTCAACATTGCGGTTGAGGCTGACAGTTTGGCGCAGATTGATGAGCAGGCCGAGAAGCAAGGCGCACAAGAGGCGATTCAAGCAATCGGTCTATTCTTGCGTGAGGCAATCCCAATGATCGCCCAAGCGCCTGAGACCTTGCCTATGGCCTCTGAGATGTTGTTATTCCTTGTGCGCCGGTTCAGAGCTGGTCGCGGGTTGGAAAGCGCGGTTGAGAGAGCAATGAAAGCCTTGCAAGACAAGGCAGACGCTGCCAAACAGCAACCGGCAGGCCCACCGCCCGAGATGCTACAGATGCAAGCTGATCAACAAGCAGAGCAGATGAAGATGCAAGCACAGGCGCAGTCTGATCAGATGAAAATGCAGGCAGAGGCATAATTGGCGCAAGCGCAGGCACAGTTTGATATGCAGATGCAAGAAGCACGAGCGCAGACTGAGATGCAGTTAACGCAAATGAAAGTAGATTTAGAGACTGCCAAGCAGAACAATGAGCTATAAATTAAAGCCCGAGAAATGGCTGGAAGGGAAGAATATGAGCGATGGAAAGCAGAACTTGATGCAGCGACTAAGATCATGGTGGCAAGGATTGGCAGCAACCCTGGCGTTGACCTACCGGTCGTTGAAGCAGCGGCTGCACAAATAACCAACGAGTTGGGTGGCACAATTGTTCAAGCAATGGACAAAATAACCGCCTTGCATGACAACATGGCAAACCTACATGGGGAGTCAATGCAAAACATTGGCGAGGCCATGCAAAGGCTTAACGCACCCAAACGAGTGATAAGGGGCGCTGATGGCTTAGTGATAGGCGTGGAGACAGCATGAGCCTTGTTCTAGCTGATCGGGTTAGGCAGACCACCACCGCGACCGGCACAGGGACACTAGCGCTGGATGGCACGGTAGAGGGCTTTCAAACCTTTGCGGTAATTGGCAACAACAACACAACCTATTACACAATTGCAGGCGGTACGCAATGGGAGGTTGGGATTGGTACTTACTACGCAGGAACGCTGGCAAGGACAACTTTAATTTCCTCATCTACAGGCTCAACGATTGATTTTGCGGCGGGTGTTAAGGACGTATTTGTTACCTACCCTGCCGAAAAGTCGGTTAATCAGGATGCCAATAACCGTGTTTTGATACCTTACACGGCAGGCACAACCAATGTTGGCTCTTTAAATGTTGGCGATGTTACTGGTCACACCGATTCGGGCGTTATCGCAGGGTTTACGGCAAGTGAGGCGTTATACCTTTACACAAGCCTGCAAAATACAAGCGCCAGCAATACAAGTTACGCAAGCTATGCAGTTAATGACGGCGGTCACACGGCCTATGGCGAGCTGGGAATAAATAACGCAAATTACAGTTATATAGCTGCGGGATTTCCCAATAATGGGTTTTCTACGCCATTAGCAACCTTTGTTGAATCTTATGGTGGCCCACTTGTTTTAGGGTCGTGGGATAACCAAAAGATAAGCATGGTTATCAATGGTGCTGTTAGCACTACGGATGCAATGACCATCAACACCAATGGATCGGTGGCATTTAACGGTCAAGTTGGCTCGGCAGGTCAGGTATTGCAAAGCAACGCCACAAGCGCACCGACATGGGTGACCCCAAGTTCATCACTTCCTATTACTAAAATGCAAGCACAATCATTTGGAGGCTTTTAAATGGCACAAAATACATCACCAGTTTTTCCTTTAGTCCCAGTAGTAATTTGGGTAAACACAGGAGCAGTTACTGCAAACACAACCACCGATTTAACGGCGGGTACAAATTACAATTCTAACTTTACATCTAATGCAACTAATGGTTCTAGGGTTGACTTTATACGTGTAAGGGCATTGGGTACAAACGTAGCAACAGTTATGCGTGTTTGGCTTAACAATGGATCAACAACAGCAACGGCGGCTAACAATACATTGTTTTTTGAAAGAACATTGGCGGCAACAACTGTTTCACAAACGGCTGAGTTGGCTGATGTAATTGTTCCAATAAATGTATCTTTGCCAGTAGGGTATAAGATTTATTACACGTTTGGAACTGCGGTAGCGGCTGGTTATGGAATTCAAGTAGTTGGTGGAGATTACTAATGTTTGTAGGTTTTCCATCCACACAAACGCCCACAATTCAATGGTGGGATTTTAGTAAAACAAATTCTACAACAAACAACAATAACATTGCTTTGGCAAATGATTGTGCGGATGTGCAATATTTTGCAACAGGTGGTTCAGCAACAACCATTCAAGTTACCTTGCCACCTAATCCAGCACAAGGCAAAACAATAATTATAAAAAATGACAAGTATGGTAGTAGTACACAATTAGTGCAAATCAATGATGGAAGTGTGCCATATATTAGTCCAGCAAGTCTAGGTGCGGCTTCAGAAGTAACTTATTGTTATATTGTACAAAACACTTTGGCTGGATCAGCGGGAGCATCATTTTTTTCTAATTGGATCCGAATTGCTGGAGGTAGCACGTATCTAAATCAAGCCGCAACGTGTATTGGTGGTTATGCTAATTCAGCAAGTGGTTATTCTTCTGCGGTTTTTGGCGGTTATAACAATGTAGCATCAGGGACTAATTCAACAGTAGTTGGAGGCGCATTAAACACAGCGTCAGGAACATATTCGCATGCTTCAGGTGTAATTTCTACGGCTAATTCCACTAATTCTTTTGTGCATGGAGACAGTTCAACTTCACGAAGCGTTATAGGTAATACTGTATTTGCGGCAAATAGTGGCACTTACACTAGTGGCACAAAACAATTAGGCATGTTAGCTATTGGCGCACAAACAACAGATGCAACGGCAACAGTATTACGAAGCAATACAAGTGCCGCAAGTGCAACTAACCAAATTGCTTTAGCAACCAATTCTGCATATTACTTTAGGGGCGAATGTATAGCAGGGGTCACCGCCGCAGGAGATGCAAAAGGTTGGTATATAGAAGGTGTTATTAAACGAGCCACAACAGCGGCATCTACCGTTCTTGTTGGTACTCCCTCAGTAACATCCTTATATGCTGATGCAGGGGCGGCAACATGGAATCTTGCGGTTACCGCAGACACAACCAATGGCGCATTAGCAATAACAGCAACAGGTCAAGCGGCAACAACCATTCGTTGGTTATGTCAAATTCGTACAACTGAGATGGGATTCTAAAATGGCACTCAAAATATCTATATCTACAAGTAGTGTGGGCGTACCTTTTACAGATGCATATGCTCGGATTACAAACATTTGGGCAACCAAAGATCAATGCCAATACCAAGTATCTGTATTTGCAACAGCAGATGCTAGAACAATTGGATCATCAGAAGTCGCACACCATGCCTTTTATTGTGCGTTGCCAAGTGGTGATTTGATGGCAGGTTTGTATGCTGACTTGAAAAATCAGGTTGGATTTGAAACCGCAATAGATTGTTGATAAACAACTTTTTAAGGTTTAAATGTTTGGTTTCGCATCATTTGCAGAGCTTCCATTTGCCACAATAGGCGCAAGTGCAGCACCAGCACCTGAGATTTTATTAGGTGGTCACTTTGGCTTTGATGAAAAAAAGCGCGATGCACAATGGGCTAAAGACCGAAAGTTAGAGGCTCAACGCAAGCTAAAGCTACAAGAGGCATTGTTTGGTTTGCCGCCCGAAGTCAGGGAAGAGATCACCTCTGCACCTGCACAAACAATAGAGGTTGCGGTAAGAAACCAAATTGATTATGATTTGCTTATGCAAAAGGTCAAAGACCTTGAAGTGCGTGTTAAGCTCAAACGTGATGAAGAAGATATTGCAATGATCTTGGAGATGATGTGAAAACAACATGGGTATTTCCATCTAACGGCAGCGAACCCTACGAAAAGTCTAAGGGTCAATCTGGCGAATACACCGCAGTGATGGGCGACATTACCCCATTTATGTCACCTGATGGCAAGATGATTGAGGGCAGAAAGCAGTGGCGCGACCACCTTAAGCGCACCGATTCAATCGAGATGGGGCATTCAGATGTTAAGTATGCTCAAGCCGAATGGAACAAAAAGAAAGAAGTCCACCGAGACAGGCTGCGCGGACAGTTGGCGACCGTGCAAGAGTTTGACCGACCAGGCGCACCAATTTCCCCTGTTAAGATGTCTAACCTAAACGTAGAGATGGCAAACCGCCTACACAACCGTCCCATGCCTGAGCGCAAGGAGATGATCAAAATGACCCTCGATCAAATGAAAAGGATGAAGTGATGGAAAACGAAGTTGTCGCACCCGACACGATAGATACACCAGCACCCGAAACCCTAGCTCCTGCGCCAGTTGAAGCCCCAGCCGAGCCGCAAAGCAGAGCCGATACAATACGCGAGGCGTTAACCAAGACACCGACAAATCGTGGTAAACACGCTGCAAGCCAGCCCCGCGAGGGCGGTAAGTTTGCACCTAAGTTCCCTACCGACCAAACACAAGCGCCGCAGATGGCTGAAAAGCCAAGGGCTGAGATGCCCAAAAGCCTGCGCCTCGAGCTGAAAGAACACTGGGAAAAAGCACCGGCTGAATTACAACAAGCCTTTGCACAACGGGATGCCGACTACGAAAAGGGCATCACCTCATACAAGCAAAGGGACGCAGAGGCTCGGGCAATCACCGAGCAATTTGCACCGTATGAGTGGATATTGCGAAACGAAAACAGCACACCGGCGCAAGCCATTGGCCCATTGCTTCAAACGGCGGCATTGTTAAGAACTGGCACACCGCAACAAAAGTCGCAAGCGGTCGCGCAGATGATCCAGCAATTTCAGATTCCATTAGAGCAAGTGGCGGCTTACTTTGGCGGCGAAGCACCACCACAGCAGGATTCGCACTACAATCAATTGGCGCAACAAGTACAGCAGCTTACGGCACACATCACGCAGAGCCAGTACGAGTCGCAGAAACAGAATGAAAACCGAGCACTCTCGGTAATCCAGCAGTTTGCAGGCGACCCCGCAAACGCACACTTTGAGGCAGTCCAAGACCGGATGCTGTCGCTTCTCCAAGCGCCGCAGGTACTAGGGGACATCAGTCACATGTCAGAACGCGAGAAATTGCAAGTGGCATACGACACCGCCGTAAGACTTGATCCACAGTTGGCACAAAGTTTATTTGCTCAACAGCAACAAAGCTACGCCGCACAGAATCAGGTACAGAAAGCAAAACAAGCGGCTGTACAGGTCAGGGGAGCGCCAGGCGCTGCCATCTCAGGTGCAGTCAATCAAATGGATCGCCGTGCCGTCATTGCCAATGCGCTGCGGCAGGTGAATTAAAAAGGAGTAAATCATGGCATACGCCAATAGTAATTACTCAGACGTTTTAGCAACCACCATTGAATCTCGTTCCGGCATCGTTGCCGATAACGTGACCAAAAACAATGCGTTGTTGACTCGCCTGCGTGAGAAAGGCCGTTACAAGCCGTTCACAGGTGGATCGACCATTCTGCAAGAATTGTCATTCCAAGCAAACTCGACCGCGATGTACTACTCAGGCGCTGAAGTCTTAGACATTAGCCCTGCGGACGTAATCTCTGCGGCTCAGTTCCCCATCAAGCAGGCCGCTGTCGCAGTGACCATCAATGGCTTGGAAATGCTCCAAAACAGCGGTGAAGAACAGATCATTGATTTGTTTGACGCACGTTTGGACGTTGCCGAGGCATCGATTGAGAACTTGATCAGCACTGGTATTTACTCGGACGGTACAGCCAACAACGGCAAGCAGATCACTGGTTTGCAAGCTATGGTGGTTGCATCCCCAAGCACCGGCGTGGTTGGCGGCATCGACCGTGCGACTTGGTCATTCTGGCGCAATCAGACGTTTGACTTCTCTACTGACTTGGGTGTATCAGCATCTAGCTCAAACATTCAGACCGGTTTTAACCGCCTGTATGCAAAGACAAGTCGCGGCTCTGACGTGGTCGATTTGATCTTGTTGGACAACAATTTGTGGGGCTTCTTTATGTCGTCTCTGCAAAACATTCAGCGTTTCCCTGGCTCAAGCAAAATGGCCGAATTAGGCTTTGTTGCTTCCAAGTACATGAATGCAGACGTTGTTCTTGACGGTGGTATCGGCGGTAATATTCCGACATCTACTGGTTACTTTTTGAACACGAAGTACATTTTCTTCCGTCCTCACACCAATCGGAATTTTGTTCCTATCGGTGACGAGCGTATGTCTACCAATCAGGACGCAATCGTGCGCTTGATCGGCTGGGCTGGCAATATGACTGCCTCGGGACTCCAGTTCCAAGGCGTGATGACTGAATAAGGAGCAAATATCATGGCAGATTACGTCACAGACGGCAAAATCGGCATTGACTTGACGGCTACTTATGCGTCAACAAGTGCAGGCTCTACAACATTGTTCCCTGTTACCCCTGGTAGCAGAGTGAACACTTCCAACAACGGCGTTTATATGTTTGTCCGCGCCGAATCCACCATCAACGCATTTGATGCGGTGATCATGAGCACATACGCAGACTCAGCGAGTACCACTCCTGTTATGCGAGCTGTGCCTGTGACCACCACAAACGCTGCGGCTTTGGGTTTCAACATGGTTGGCTTTGCACAAACCGCGATTGCCTCTAGCTACTACGGCTGGGTTGGCTTGAACGGTATGCTCAAGGTTAACTTGCTGATTGGATGCAATCCCAAAGTACCTTTGTACACTACATCTACTGCGGGTTCACTGGACGACACAACCGTGTCTGCTGGCTTTATCCAAGGTATCGTAGCTAACACCTCAGCAACCTCTGCTAGCGCACCATTCTGTATGGTGAACAATGCAGGCTTAATCATGGTTGGCGCAGGCTAAACCAGACTGATGCCCCGCCCACAAAGCGGGGTGTCTTTTTAATGAGTTCTGTCCCTTTAAAAATAGTAAATGAAGCATAAAATAAACGTTTCGGGAATTCAACTATATGCCTTTCATGGCTGTCTTGATGAAGAAGCGAAAATTGGCGGTAAATACGAA